GTTTTACTTGTAACATAGTATTGTTTAAATGGGTTATAAGTGTATTCTAGTAATCTATGAATGTCACTGCTTGCATTTTTAATAATTTCAATTTTTTCAGTGGCACTACTAGTAGCACGCATTTCTTCTATAAATTTAAAATATTCTAACATATTATTTAGTTTTTCTTTCATATTTATTTATTATTCAACAATTTCTACTTCAGCCCATGCTGCTAAATGAACTACTTCATTATTATTATTAGTACAGTAACTATACATTCCATCTACATGGCTAAAATTTAATACTTCTTGCTCCTCAATAATTGGAGCAGCGGGAGGTATTTTAATATCTCCCACTACTCTAATTTTACTATTTCTAGGTACATCGTATAACTTCATATTATTTAGTTTTTTGGTTATTAAATCTTTCCATTAATGCTTCAGTAGTTTCAACTACAGCATCATACTTTTTATGTAATCTTTCTTTTTCCATTTCATCACCATAACCTAAAGTAAAACTAACTTCACTACCCGATTCAAATTTAACTTTAACAATTGGAAATGAAGAATAAGATCTTCTATAATAATCTGTACCTACAACAACCTCAGCTTTAGGATATAATTCCTCATATTTAGCAACTATAATATCTAAGGCAATTGCTTGTTTTTTAGTATGTGCTAATTCATTTATTTTACGCTCATTGTGTTCTTTAAATTTAGTATATAATGAACTTGGAATATAATATCTATACTGCTCAGTAATACTAGTACACATTAATTTATTACCATCTCTACTTACACTAGCCTTATATTTTTTCATTTCACCTTCATGAATACAATTAGTAATTAAATGAACATTACCTACAGCATTCATATAAGTAACTTCTTTAGTAAAATTTGTATTATTATATGAATAACCAAATTCTCTTTCTTGAGTTACTTCAAAAACTTCAAAATTACATTTATAATCTCTATTTTGAACAAAACCTGCTCTATCTAACATTAACGCTATTGTGTTAACCTCATCTTGAGCTTCAACTGCTCTTTTAGCTTGTTTTTCAATCCAAGTAGCAACTTCTTGCTCTTGCTTAGTTGTTAATAATACTCCTTGAAATAAATCTAATTGTGAATTTGAATTTGACATAACCTTTATTTTTATGTTGACTTAATTATCAACAGTATAAATATACGACCTTTTTATGCGGTAGCCAAATTTTTATGCGGGAGTCTTTAAAGTACTGCGCGGCCTTTCATTTTTTCCCAGTCTCTATTATTCCTAACTGCATCGTTAGTCATTTGAGCTGCTTTTAAAACATGATTAAGTGAGCCTTTTTCTTTAGACATTTGAATAATTGCTGCTAAATCTTTAGGAAAACAATGACCTCCATAACCAAAATCACCATCTGGTCCTGGAACTCCCCAATGTGAATCTCCTAATCTTGGATCTAATGTAGCCATTTCAATTATTTTATCATAATCTAATTCTAATTCTTCACATAATTTATAGATCTCATTAGCAAATGATACCTTAGTCGCTAAAAATGTATTTGTAACATATTTTACTAACTCAGCACTTTTAGCATCAGTTTTAATTATTCTAGGGGTTTTTCTAAATACTGCTGAGAATATTTGTTTAATTTTAGTTGTTGATTTTAATGAACCACCTAATAATAATCTACTTTGATTTTCAAAATCATCAACAGCATTTGCTTCAGTTAAAAACTCTGGATTAAATACTATGTCTATGTTTTTATATTTACTATTGAATTCATCTGTTGCCCCTGGTATTATAGTTGACTTAATTACAACTATTCTTTCAGTATCTGTATATTCATTAATTTGAGATAATACATCTTCAATAATATCTAAATTGCAACTACCATTTTGATTCATAGGTGTTGGTAAGCATACAAATACTATTTTACATCTGCTAACTGTTTCATCAAAAGTTGAATTACATAATTTATCATTTAAATCATAAGTAAATACTTTATAATACTTACTTAATTTTTGGTAAATAGCATTACCAACAAAACCTTGTCCTATTATTCCTATATTCATAATTTTATTTTTATTTTTTCCAAAAGCTATATATTCCTTTATCTATTTCGTAGTTATCCCATATAAACCTATCTCTCATAGGTTGAGATTTAGCCCATTCCCACATTTTAGTTAATCCTTCTTTTAAATTAGTTTTGTGCTCAAAACCTAATATGTCGATTGATTTTTGAAAAGTAGGAACAGCATGTTTAACTTCATGTCTGCCTTCTAAATGTTCTACTTCACCTTTACCTACTATTTCTTGTAATACCTTAGCACATTCATTAATACTATATTCATGTATTCCACCTAAATTAATTATTTCCTTTGATGCTTTAGGTTCAAAATGTGCATTCCATAATGGTTCTATCGAATCATCAATATAACTAAATGCTCTAGTTTGTTCACCATCTCCAAATACAGTAATTGGTTTATCATTAAGTAAATAATACATCCAAATACCTAATACATTTCTGTACTTATCCCAAATATTTTGTTTTGAACCATATACATTATGTGGTCTGATAATAGTATAATCTAATCCATGTTGTTCGTTTGCTATCTCAATATCCATTTCACAAGCCATTTTAGCAATACCATAAGGATCTATTGGGTTTCTTCTCATATCTTCATGAAATATACCACCTTCACCATGACCATAAACAGCCATTGTAGACGTAAATACCAATCTTTTAACGTCATTCTTTATACACTCATTAACTATGCGTGCTGTTGCTTTTAAATTGTTATCATAGTTGTAAGAACGTATAAAAGGCGATAATCCTTCAGCAGCATATGCAGCAAAATGATATACGTAATCTATTTTATGTGCTTCAAATATATTTTCAATTGGATGGTTAACTAAATCCATTTGCCAAAATTTAACATCTGGGTGTACGTTTTCTTTATACCCACCACTTAAATCATCTACACCTATTACTGTGTATCCAGGTTTATTTTCTATAATCCAATCTGCTAATCTACTACCTAGTAGACCTGCTACTCCTGTTATTAATATATTCTTATTCATATTTTATTCCTTTAATTGTTTGTCCGTTTTTTGGATTATGTGATAAATTATTAAATAATTGTGGTGACATACCCCATTTATACATAAATAATTGAGCTGCTGGTTGTTCAGTTGATTTAAACATTTCACCTTCTTTACCATTTTTAGTAGCTGTACTCCCAAAATGATATAAACACGCTTCATGTGTTCTTTTAAAAACTATTCCGTTTAAATCTAATTTTAAAAAGAAATCCCAATCACATATAAAAGGTGATTTATAGAGAGTATCAAATCCACCTACAATCATATAATCTTTTTTATACATTGCAAATGGAAATATACCTCCATCATCTGTTAAGTGATTTTGCTTTATAGTCATTTCATGTTCAATAAACTCTTTATAATCAAATTCCTCAGGTGTACGGCCAAAATCTTTAACTTGAAAATTAAATATACCTGGTCCTGTTGGTTCAATTTGATTTAATGTCCATACTTCTCCTTGTGGTACTTTAGAAGCTACTATATCCCATTTAGTACAAAATACATTATCATCATTTACAATAACTATTTTTTCGTTAGTAGCATTCATTACAGCTAAATTAAGGGCTGATTGCATACCTTGATTTAAACCTAAATCTAATACTTTTATATTATCCTTATACTTATCTAATACTTCTTTACTTTCTTCAATAAAACCATCTACTGCAACAATAATTTCGTTATCATTCCATTGTTGTTCAATGGCAGATTTAAGACATAGGTCTAAATATTTTGGGTTTCTGTATGTTGGTATAATTAAACTTATCATATTTTATTCCAATCTGTTAATGGTGATAACCAAGCTGATTCACAATGTGTTGAATAACCAGGAATTGAACTCATAACACCTATTTTCTTTGTTTGAATTAATTCTTGAAAAAATCCATATGAATCTGTTATTCTATTTTGAGCATATTTACTTAATAAATCTTTATCTAATTTTAATCTTTCACAAGTAGAAGCAAATGACATAACTGTACTATTTGTTAGTTTCCAATGTACGGACTTTGTTTTAATTAACCTAGTAACTTCACCTTTTTGTTCAATATGCTTATTTCCACCATTTACAGCATTAATATATTTATCTGGGTGATCATATAGTGTTATGTAAGATTGAGGGTATGTTGATAATCCTTCTTTAATTAATTTAAGTGAATTAGGTTTATGTAAAAAATCATCTTCTAAAAGATAAATAATATCATCATCTTGGTTTTCATTTAAAGCTAAATTTAAAGCATCTAAAAATGTTTTTGAACCAGTACCATTTTTTACTTCAACTAATTTTAAACCTTTATCTAAAACAAACTGTTTTGTTTCACTATTTAAAGTATCTCCTATAATTGTTATATTATCAACCCCAAATTCCTTAATACAATTTTCTAAACAGTGTTGTTTAGTAGCATTTTGTATTTTTTTCTTAGACATACCTGCTTCAAAATTAGATAGTCTATAATATACACTAACTTTTTGGTCTATCAATTCATCAAATAAACTCATAATTTTATATTTTATCAAAAATTAATTCTAAATCTTTATCTACAAACACATATTTAACATTTCTAACTGTATTTGCTCTAGGTGATTTATAAGGGCAAAGTACTATAGATTCTGTTGTTTTTGCAACGGCATCACTTATACCTGCTTGATAACTTATATTAAATTCTGCCCTTGCTTTTATACACAATTGTTCTCTAATGGTTAATCCCATCCTTGCAAAATTATATCTTACAGGAAATATTTCATCCCATTCTGTACCTTCTAAATCAAAATCACTATAGTAATATACGGGAGTATCTTTAAATTTCCTAGCTTCTTTTAATAAGTTTTTATCATCCCACCTTCCTTTTAATTTTTCTATACGTGAAGAAAGTAATAAACATCCATATTTTTCTTTACCAGTTACATATTTTGCAGCATCTGCTTCTTCTTGAGTAAAATATAAAGATGGTCTGGAGTCTATTTTATTTAAATCATCTATTGTAAAACCAAACCTAAGTAATACTTGTTCTGCAATTGGTAAATTTGAATCTGGAGCGAACCAACATCTATCATGATCAGTAAATATTTGTTTAATTTCACCTGGGTCAAATAGATAATCTATATGAGGATTATTTTTAAATATTATATCAAAATTATCTATAGCGTTGTGGTGTTTAGAATAATTCCATCTATTTAAAATAGGCCCTAATAGTTCTATAAACCATTTTCTAGATGGAAAAGCAACTTTTATTTTTGGGTATTTTTTCTTTAATGCTTCAGGAAGACCACTTATTACTGCCCAGTCACCAATTGAAAAATCCATTCTAGTAAAACAAAACCATCCATCATAATCTTCAGGTAATGTATTAAGCATTCCTTCTTCAATAAATGAATGAGGCCATCCTAAATGATCAGTTTCATTTTGTGATAATTTATCGTTTTCTATTATAAATTGTTTCATTAATAGTCGTAATTAAACCTTAGTATATCTTCTCTATATATTTCTCCTACCATATTAATCATATCGTCATCGTACATATTTTTATAATGTATTTCTGTTGATGATACGTTTTTTGTAGATAAATTATAACTATGGATTATGTTAGTATCTCCTGTTACTTCAGCAAGATGGTAAACTGTTTCTTTAAAATTTTCAAACCTACCTACATGATCAACTAAAATCTCTTCAGTTTCATAATCAACAATATAAGGAAATTGATACGTTGTAAAAGGCATATTCATATATCTTTTAAAACCTAAATCTTCATCATATCTGTAGATTAGCCTCCCACTAAATGGGTTTATTTGTTTTGAATTAAAAATTACTTCTACATATTCTTTAAATGAGTTTGCTATTGATCTATTATCTCTTTGACCTTGTAAAGCATTTACATTCTTTTTGTGTTGTTGTCTAACGTGATCTTCACTTAATAATAGTTGTTGTTCTATAATTTGTGGGTTGTATGGTTGTAAAAGATTAGGTGTTGGTGATTTAATTACAAAATCATTGAAACCCCATTTAGTATATTTATAACCTGACCATAAAATATCCCATGGATTTCTAACTACAGCAAATTTATAGTAACTATTCCATTCTTTTTCTTCCCCTTCATTTTTAAACCATTCTCTTAATCTCCATGCACTATGATGACCAAAATTATTATAATGTTGAACATCACCATAAACATAATGTTTTAAAGATATACCCCCAGTTTTTGGAATATGAACATGAAATATATTTGAATTAGACTTATTTTTAGAAAATGATCTTTTTAAAGGTTGAGTTTTTAACCATGTAAGCCAATCTTCTTTTTTATTAAATATCATAGCCGTTTTGGCAAAATCTTTATTAAATTTTTCTGTTTCATCTCTTTTAAATTGAGGAAAATTAGCAGAATGATATTGGGTAGTTTCTTCGTTCATTTACCATCCTTTTTTAATTAAATCAACAATATATTCTCTTGATTCTTGATCAACCCAATAACCTACGGGGATGCATAACATAGTTTTTACAGCCTCATCTACACCTGGTAAATGTGATTTAAATTGTTGTGTACAAGTATGTAAATCATTTCTTTCATGTACTCTAGAAGATTTAACACCATTTTCACCTAAATACCTCATTAAATCATCTCTTCGTTCAGCATGTAATGAATATAACCAATATGCTGGGTCTGCACAATCAAATTCATTAATTAAAGTAATACCATCAACCCCTTTAAGGTTTTCTTTATAAAATTGACCATTTGACTTATTAGAATTAACTATATAATCAGCATGTTCTAAATTACTTCTACCTATAGCTGCACTTATATCATTCATATGATACTTATAACCTGCTTCTTCAACATCAGCTTCACACCTAAAATCAGCTCTATTACCTGCATCTCTATCTATACCATACCATCTTAAAGTATTAAATGATTTAGTTGAACTAGCATAAGGGCTAGAGATAAATCCTCCATCACCTGAGGTTATATGTTTTATAGCTTGTAAACTAAAAGTACCAAAATTGCCTGTAAAGCCAATTTTTTTATCTTTCCATGTTGATCCAAATGAATGAGCACAATCTTCTATTATTATAACTTTTCTACCATATTTTTCTGTAGCTGTATCAGCTATTTCTTTTAATCTATCTAAGTCAATAGGATTTCCACCCCAATGTACTACAGTAATTATACGAGTATGTTCATTAATTTTATTTTCTAAATCATCTAATGACATATTTAATGTCTTAGGATCAGTATCAACCCATTTAAGATTTAATCCAGAATTAATAATAGGCCAATTTGTAGCTGTACAAGTTAAAGCCGTGGTTAATACTTCATCTGTTGGTTTTAATGCATCCCATTTACAAGAGGTAAAAGCAATTCCTTGGTAAAGATTTTCCAGTAGGGTTCTATCTTTTTTGAAGTAATGATATAATAAATGTTCTGCTGATGTTGCTGAATTTACAGTTGATATATTATAAGCTTCATCCGCTTCAAAAAATCTTCTTAACTCAGATTCAAATTTTTTAACTTGGGGTCCTTCTCCTATAAAACCACTATTAATAACTTCACCTGCCCTTTTAGCTGCATCCTTAGACATAAATACTTTAAATAATGGAATTTCTTTTTTCATTTACAACGTGTTATAATAATTATTTTGTTCTTCTTGTTTTTTTATTGTCTTAGGATGATATAAAGCTAATTCAGGCATACCAGGTAATAAAGCATATGTTTCAAAACCTTCTAATACTTCATGTACTTTATTTTTCCATTTAATTTCAGGTTTATTTTTCCAAATTCTCCACTGATAATCAGGCCAATTAACTCTATCTTGAGAGTCAACATTCCACCTCCATTTTTCAATATGTTCAGTAGTTAAACCTGAAACGGTATTAACCCTAGGTACTAAATAAACTTCATTATCTGGGTTTCCTTCAAGTATTTGAGGTAATTTTTCAATTAATATTTCATGAGGTAATTCATCAGCATCAATTTGAAATATATAATCACCAGTACATAACTCAGTTAATTGATTTTTCCAATCTGCAAAATGATGTTTGAAAGTTTTTGCATGATAACTACAACAATCATCACCTTTTAATTCACTAACACGTTGCCATACTTCAGGTGTACCTTTTTTCTTGTCAAATAAAACAACTATTTCATCTTCTTTACGTTTAGCTTTTATAAGAAAATTTAATAATCTAGTTATTTCTTCTAACTCATTACAAACTGTTATTGCATAACTTATCTTCATATCTATTCTGGTAGTATTCCAATATACGAAAGAGCATCTATATAATCACGTTCTTTAAAGTATTGAATTGTGGACATATCTGCTCTATGTGATTGACCTTTATATTTTTCTCTATCTTCTTCAGGTATTTCAACTGCTTTGACAGCTCCCCAAGCCCAATTATCTTTATCTGGTCCTGAAGCAAATAACATTCCTTGTTCTGGTAAGTTAATTGTGTTAGGGAGCCAAATAAGATCAGTTTTTGGGTCTTTCCAAGCTAAATCTTTATAAATTTCAGGTAAAAATTCTATTTGTTCATTATAAAATTCACTTCCTTCTTTCATAAGAGTATTAGTCCAAAAACCACAAGACAAACTCATATAATTAGTTATTTCTTTATTTATTTCTATTCTGTAACATAGATCACCACCTGATTTAGGGCAATCTACTATTTCATCGTATTTCATATTATTTTAATTTTGGTAATTGTACATCAGTATTAAATTTAATGTCAGTAGGCATTGATAAATCCATTTTTTTAGCAAACTTTGGTAAATTTGAATCTAAAATATTACCTACTAATTCTTTCATATGGTCAAAACTAAAATTAGTTTTAACGTAATGGCCTTGTTGTTTAGCTTTACCTACTAATGATTTATATTTTTCATATACATTTTTAAATACTCTACTTATTTGCGTTACATCAGGTGCAAACCATGATGTTTGAGGTAATAACCATTTATTAGCAGCACTTTGGTGTACTGGCTCTAATTTTCCAGGAATTAAAATAGTATAATCTGGGTTTAGAAAATCTAATTGTCCTGACCAACCTGAAGCTATAATAGGTTTTTTAGATAATCCAAATTCTAATAACGGTCTACCAAATCCTTCCCCTTTATTAAAACTAACCATTGCTTTTACTTTAGGATGATTATATAATTCATTCATTTCAGAATTACTAAAATCTCCATTTAATAAATAAACATTTGGTAATGTTCTAGCTCCTTTAACTTGATTTCGTATACCTTTTATTTTTTCTAAAATACTATCTCTACTCATATAATTTTCTACACCTTCAGATGTTTTTAAAATTAAAGCAGGTGGACTTTTTTTATTTTTAAATGTTTCAAAAAATATTTTAATAGTTTGACCTATATTTTTTCTATCATGACCTAAATCACCTTGCATCCACATACCAACAAATAAATAACAAAATTGTTCTTTAATTTTACTTAAATCTAATTTTACTTCACTAGAAGGTAAATGTTTATAAACATCTAAATCTGCACCTTCAAATACAACGTGTATAGGTTTAGTTGATTTAATTTTCCCTACTACTTTATTAGTTTGTTTATCTCTCTTATCAAATGTAACATCTTGAAATACCTTTTGGCTATGTTTAGATGAAACCCAATTCATGTTCATTCTATTTAAACCTTCAACCCATGAACCATCACAACCTGTACTTTCAATACCAGCTGTACATCCAATATTATATGTTCCTACTGGTTGGAATTCACTTGGAATTGTAATTTGCATCCATATGTCAGCTTTTTCACCTTTAGGTATATTAGGTACCGATAATGCTTGTAAAAACTTAAATTTAGGATGTTCATCACAAAACCCTAAAGTACAGTCTCCCCACCTTTGGCTTAATAACTTAACATCATATTTGTCTAGTTCTATAATTGCTTTAATGATATCTCTAGCTCTTGCTCCATAACCACTGTAAGTGTCAAATGGTGAACTTATATAAAAACTTGGTTTATTCATTAGTATAATAATTTATGGTTTAAAAATTTACCTTTATATTCATTAGTGTTAATAATTTGATGTTCAGTTTTTGGTTTCCATGTTGAAAATAATTCTTCCATAGAATCCATAAACCTTTCAGCTTGATGTTTATGTGTAAACCCAGCTTCATCACTGATTGCCCATTTTCTTCCTTTATAACCCCTTTCTTTTCTCTCTTTAGGGTCCATGTTATAAATTTCTAATATTCTTTCAGTTGCATCTTCCCATTTACATCTATCATCAAAAATATAAGGTGTTGGAGGAGATCCTTGCATTGATCTACTTGTTGGATATACTGGAAATGCCCATTCACCATGTTCTTTATATGTACCTCTATGATTAGAAGGCACATCAGCACTTGGTGTAAACCATTCCCCTTTATCATCAACAAATCTCATTTGATCTTGCATACCACCTGTTGTATTAGCTATAATTGGAGTACCTGATAGTATAGCTTCAGTAAGTGTTAATCCCCAACCTTCATTTGATGTTAATAATATTTGAGCGTCAGCTATATTATATAAATAATTTAATTCATGTGGTGGTAATTTAGCAGTTGAAAATACAATACACTCTTTATATTTTTCATCAAATAATAGTTCTGAAACTTTAACTAAATTAGTACCATGATCTGATGAAGGTTCAGTATGTAAAATAAATCTACATTTTTTAGCCTTTTCTAATGGTAAAGAATCTAAAAATCCTCTAAAAGCTAGTAAACTATCTGGTATTTGTTTTCTTCTTATGTTTCTTGAGTTAAAGAATAATGTAAACTCAACACCAGCATTACCTTGTACTTTATTTTTAAATTCTAGGTATTTATCATAATCCTTATCTAATTCTGTTATAGGTCTAAATATATCTGAATTTAAACCATGAGGGACATAATTACAAATTCTATCTTCAATATCATCACCTAATACTGTTTTATTAATAAAAACAGTTTGTTTAGATATACCCATTAATAAATCACATGATTGATAAAATGGTTTATTATATAATGGAGCTGGTAAATCATCCCAAATATTTAAATAAGTAATTGGTATTTTTCTCCTAATTTCTCTTTCCATTTTAAATATGTGATGGAAATATCTTGGATCTGTAATAAGTAATACTGCATCAGGTTTTTCTCTTAAGAATATTTGTCTAAAAATATTTCCATCACCATAACCATCTACAGGATATAGCATAACAGAAGCATCATCTATTCCTGCAAGTTTACCTACATCAGCACTCATATCTAATGCTTTACCTTTATCTGGATGTTTAATGGAACCCGCAATTTGGCACCAATTATAACGATGAGCTGTATGTATTACAATTTCTTTACCTACTGTTGCTACACCAGAATGTACTCTAATATCATCTGTGATTAATAATATTTTCTTCCTTTTGTCTTTAGGAAGATATTCAAAACTTTTATTCATCTAATTTTAATTTTTATAATTCGAGATTCGTTTGACTTGTAATTTGTTTTCTAAAATCTTCATCTGTAAGATATAAATAAATAGATCTATCTGCTAATTTTTGGAATGAGAATTTTCTTTTTACACACTCAATCTTAAAATTTTCGAATAAATCTGCTTGAACTTTAACACTCGTTAGTGTCATTTTGTTTGGATTTGCCATAATTTAATTTTTAATAACGTTATATTTGTCTATACGTATATGAATATTCCTCAATCTACAAAAAATCTAAACCTGCTCCACACAATTCTTCTTCCTCTTTAAAAGGACAAAAATTACACGTCCATTTTGAAGGTGTTTTTGGATAAGTTACATCTTTTATATCTCCATTGGAGTTAAAACATTCATGTATAAAGTCTTGAATTGCACTTCTCGCTCTGCCTAATTTAATTTTTCCGCTTGGAGGAGTAAATTGTTGGACTCTATATGCTTGATAAGGTGACATTATATTTTCATCATCCATATCTAACACTTTTCTTTTAACTATCATAAACTCAATTTCAATTTTTTCTAATGGTACTCCATATTGTTCAGAGAAATATTGTTTATATAATAATAGTTGGAATTGTTTATCTTCATCTTTTTTAGCATAATCATTCCAACCTTTAGTACTTGTCTTTATGTCGATTATCTTAAAGGTATCTGTTGTTTCACAATATGTTACAACATCTAGATACCCCATGTATAATACGTTACTATACATTTTATTTGGCGCTATTACAATAGGTACTTCACAACCTACTAAATATGTGCCTTTCTTACTAAAATACCTGCTACGTTTTTTCTTAAACCACTCTAATATTGCTATACCATCTTCAAAAAATTCTCTCATTTCTAATGCATCTGAGAAGTGGGAATCATTATTCTTTTTATATTGTGCTTGATATTCACTAATATATCTACCTTGAAAATCTTCTTTTAGATCAATATCTCTATTAGCAGCAGCAAATGAATTTTCAAAAGCATAATCTAGATAATACTGTATTGATTCATGCATAGCTGTACCAAATACAGTATGAATAGAAGATGTAAATCTTTTAATTTTATCCTTATATTGGAGTTTCCAACGATGAGGACAACCTCTAAAAATAGACATTTGGGAATAACTAACATTCTTCTGATATGCAAAATTAATTGGAGCAGGAGGATTGTTTTTTATTTCCTTTACAATGTTCGGGATTTTTCTAGCCAAAACTTATATTTTTTAGGGAGATATTTATTATCTTTAATAGGTAATTGATAAAAATAATTATTTTCTTCCCTTTCAGGAAATATATCTTTTCCTTCAGTTATTAAGCTCCTAATCTTTTTAGGATCTTTAATTTCATTTGTATTAAATTCTTGATGTGCGTATGATTCTAGTTTTTCAATTATTTTGTCTTCAGTCATAAAAAATGTAAGGTGCCAACCTCCTTCTAAAACAGCATACCATTCTGCATGTCTAATTTCAGACATAGATAGTTTATCTTTAAACATTGTTTCATAATGGAATACTTTACATTTAGTAGACTTCATTGGGTCCTTTAATGCATTTAATCTGGTAGTTAAATTATAATAGTACCAATCCATGCACATTCCAACTGAACCATAAGGTACAGAAGTTTTTTTAAATTGATTTATAGTATCTATATCAGGTATTTCGTCTAAGTCTGATAGTATTACTATATCAAGAGGTTTTAAGGATAAATGACTTAATGGAGTTTTTATAGCGTTTCTTTGATATTCTTCTCTAAACCAATCGTGTTTGCTATCTTTACCTCTAGGTAAATCATCTACTACATAATAATAAATTTTATGTAACCATTTTTTAAACCTTTTTTTATTTTTTAAAAAATTTAATGGTTTTGGAGATCCTGAGTGTGTTTGAGTTGCTTCAACTAAGATAAAAGTATCTACTACATCATCTAATTCCATTAATCGGAATTCAAGCATATCTAATTCATTATAAAAAGTAAAACAATCTACAACCTTTTTATCTTTAGAATTATTTTTTTCAATTTCATCATATTTCTCCTTACCCATTTTATTTTTTCCATTTATCACGACCTACTAAAAGACCAATTATTCCATAATTAGCAATGTCGATAAATGTATCTTCCATGCCTTCACCTTTAACAAATGATCTACCATTAATTAATAAGTTTTTAAGACGTGAAATCTTATCTGTAAGTCTAATACATAACCCAGTAAGTGAAAATGTTTTATCCTCTTTATTATTAAGGATATCTCCACCTAATGCTATATTATTTAAACCATAATCCATATGTTTGCGAGCAAACATTTCATACATTTCTTTTTGAATTTGTTTAAATTCTTTAGATAAATCTGGGTATTCTTCCTCAAAAATAGTAATTGTTTGATTTACTTCATCATCAATAAATTCTTCTATTTTCTTTTTTCCACTTTTAGCATTACTAATTTCTCTACTACTCATAACTTTTTCTATTTCTTTTGCATTATTACCAAAATGACCTACATTTTCAAAATACTTTTTTATTGAATCACCCATTGATTTGTTGTTCTAAGGAAAAATATTTTTCAATTGTTGCTAATCTATCATCAGCATCAACTAACATAGCAAGTGCTTCTTCAGCATTTTTGTAAAAATCTTCTGTTGTGTGGTCTCCAATTCCAACTGCTCTATCACCTAATAATTCAAGTGATAACAGTGCTTTTGCTTTATCTGCTAATGCAGATGTACGTAACATTTCTATTAATTTAATCATTTTATTATTGTTTTTATTTCTTTGTTATTTAATCCTATTGACATCAATATACGACCTATTTCATCAGTATCCAAAAATTCTAAATATTCTTTTGTTTCTTTTGATGAACATTCCCAATATGATGATAAATGTTCTACTAAATCTTTATTTGATTGTTTTACTTTAGATTTAATATATTTACTCCATTTATTATTTTTAGGAATATACTCTCTATAAACAGAATATATTTCTTTCTTATTTTGTGGGTTTATTATTTGAACAAAATTAACTATATCTAAAAAATCAGGATTCATAGACAAAAATCTATGTACCATATAACTATTCCATAACTCCCAATCTTTATCAGAGAAGGAGTTGGGATCAGCTTTAGTTGAGTTGATTTGTTTTAACCAATCCCAAATGTTCTTCATTATTTAGAATCTATAGCACCTGTTAGTAGTATACTTTCTTCTGCTAATTCTTCTCTTAGCTCTAATGGAACACCATCTGCTACTATTTTTTTAGTATAAGGATCAATAAATACTGGAATTGGCATTACTGCATCACTATCAGTACCTGTGATAAATTTACTAATTTTTCTTAGAATGACTCCTGATTCAAATACATTTTTACCTTTTGAATTTAAAAGACCTTCTGTAGTTGTTAAATCGACATTCATTTGTGGTTGTTGACCACCTGGATTACCTTGTTTCATTTTTTTCTTATTTTTAATTAATTTCACTTTATTTATTATTTATTATATTCTGGATTAAACTCATTACATTAATTTCTTTATCAATTCTAAAATTGGCTTGGTATAAATGCTCGTTAACTAAAATAGCAACTGTACCTTCTTTGCCTGGTATGTACTTGGAAGCATTTTCATATAAAAATCGAAATAATTCATCAAAATCATCTACATTTGCATCAGCAATAATTTGTCTAATTTTAGTAAATGATGATTTAGGTTTTTCAAGTTCTTTAATTATAGAGGTCATATAGCTAGTACTTACAAGCAAAGAATCATCCAATGTTAATTTGTTCTTATTAGTGCTTGCTTGGATAGTATTAAGCATTTTACGTAAGTCCGGATAGAACTTATTTACAATTTTACCAATGGCTTTAGGTTCATAACTTATGCTTTCCTTATCACAAATACTAGCTAAATGTACAGCGACCTCTTTTTTAGTAGGTGGAACAACTTTAATTGTTTGGCACCTAGATTGTAAGGGATCTATAATCCTTTCTACATAATTACAAGTTAAAATAAATCTTGTAGTTCTAGAAAAAGTTTCTATTATGTTTCGGAGCGACGCTTGCGCTTGAATCGTGAGAAAATCCGCCTCGTCCAAGATAACAACCTTGAGGGGCTTAAATGAAGCAACCGATGCGAAACTAGAGACTTTATCCCTAATAGTTTCGATCCCACGCTCGTCAGAAGCGTTAATATAAATGTGATCACAATCTAAGTTTTTAATTATTAATTTTGCTAATGTTGTTTTACCTGTACCTGCAGGACCATAAAATAAATAATTTTGGATATCATTATTATATAATTGGGATGCAATAGAGGATTTTAAACTATCATTACCAACATAATCCTTTAATTTTACTGGCCTATATTTTTCGTTTAATAAACTATTTTTTCTAATATTCTCCATATATAGAAAACTTTTGTATTGGTTCAGGTTTAATTTCTTCTTTAGTTGTAGATATAGCATATAATTCACTTTTAAGTGGTGCTAATCTATATTCGCCCTTAAATCCAGTTTTTACCATATATGCTTCTAAGGCATTTGTTAAAGTTGGATGTGTAGGACCATCAGGTTCATTTGCTACTAATCTCCATTTATCTCCTGGTGGAACTCTACGAGCGATTAAAATATTTTCTTCTGTTATTTTTGTTTTTGACATGGCTATAATATACGAAAAATAAATGGGGGAGACAAGCTCCCCCAATTAATTATTTAGATTCTGCTACAGATGCTTTTTTATAAGCTGTAATTAGATTTTTAATCTTCATTGCTGCTTTTCTTGCTCTCTGTTGTGATGCTTTTGTAGTACCACTGTTTTCTGCTGCTAAGGTATTGAAATTTTCTTCAATCGCCTCAAATAATTCTTGTTTACTCATTTTATTGTTTTTTATTTATTTATTTATTAAAATCCTGGATTTACTGGAGGAACTCCATTTCCATGTCCATTTTGTTCAAATTCATCTGAATCTTTATCGTCAGTTATAGTACATTCTGTTAGTAAAATTGTACCTGCTACTGAAGCTGCATTTTGTAATGCTGATCTAGTTACTTTAGTTGGATCTATAATACCTGCTTCTTTAAGGTTAATAACTTTACCTGAGTTAATATCAACACCTGCCCATTCATCATCTCCTGAGTCTACTAACTTATATTTCCCTAGTAGTTGGGCTTCAGTTTTATCATAACCAGCATTAATTAAAATTTGTTCAAACGGTTTACCACAAGCATTATAAACTATTTCAGCACCAACATTATTAACATTAATACTTTCTCTAGCATATAATAAAGCAGCTCCTCCTCCTGGTACAATGCCTTCTTCAATAGCCGCTTTAGTTGCATGTAATGAATCGTCAATTCTATCTTTCTTTTCTTGCATTTCAGTTTCTGTAAATCCACCAACATGAATTATAGCTACACCACCTGTAAATTTAGACAATCTATTTTGTAATTGCTCTACTTCATATGGAGTATTTGCTTTATCTATCTGAACTTGTAATTCATCGATTCTTTTTTCAATAGCTTCAACTTCTCCTTTACCATCAACAATTGTAGTTTGTTCTTTTTCAACAGTTACTACTCTTGCTTCTCCAAACCATTCCCAACTAAATTTATCAAGTTTCATACCTTTTTCCTTACTAAATACTTGACCTCCTGTTGTAATAGCTATATCTTCTAATACTAATTTTCTTTTATCTCCAAATTCTGGGGATTTGACAGCACATACAGCTAAAGTACCTCTCATTTTATTTACAATTAAAGTAGCTAATGCTTCATTATCAACATCATCAGCGATAATTAATAAGGATTTTCCTTGACTACCTACTGCTTCTAAAATTGGTAATAATTCTTTTACTGAATTTAATTTCCCATCTATCATTAATATAGCTGGGTTTTCAAGTACTGATGTCATTGTATTATTATCAGTAACAAAATAAGGGGATTTATATCCTCTATCAAATTGCATTCCTTCAACAGTTTCAATATAAGTATCTCCTGTTTTTGATGATTCAATATGTACAACACCTTTTAACCCAACTTTATCAATTGCAGTTGAGATTAATTTTCCTACTTCAACATCATTGTTAGCTGATACTGTAGCAATTTGTTCTAATTGATCTTCGTTTGAAATATCTTCTGATATATTATCTTTTAAAGTGTGTAGTACTTCTTTAATAGCTTTATCAATATCCCTTTTTATTTGCACTGCATTATCTCCTTGGTCAAGACTTTTTAACCCATCTTTTACCATTGCTCTAGCTAGTAAAGTTGATGTTGTTGTACCATCACCTGCTTTATCAGCTGTTTTAATTGCAGCCCATTTTACTAATTGTACTCCTAATTCTTGATTAGGTTCTTTTAATACAATGTTTTTTGCAACTGTAACTCCATCTTTAGTACTTTGTGGAGCATCAAGAATACCTCTTCCAATTACAACATTTCTACCATTAGGTCCTAAAGTTGATACTACTGCATCTGCTAGAATATCAATACCTTTTACTAAGTTTGCCCTTGCGTCTGAGCCAAATTCTACTTTTTTCATTTTAAATATCGTTTAAATCGTTAATTTCTTCTTTTGTTAAATTATCTTTTGTTTCTTCTAATACTTCAGATACTACATCTGATGTAGATCTTTGTACTCTTGCTAGTATTTGGTTTTCAGGACCTATTAAATATTCAGTTCCATCATATACTAATTTAGTAAAACCTTGAGTTGGTAACACTACAATATCTCCTACTTTTGATACTGTTGGTAAAAAACTACCAAATTGTGTTGGTTGGCCAGGACCAACTGCTATAACTTCCCCCTTTTCGTTTAAATCTTTTCCCATATCTGGTACAATGATTCCACCGTATTTTACTTCTTCGTTTTCAATCGGTTTAACGATAACCGCATTAAATAATGCCTCTAATTTCATTTGTGTAACTTTTAATGTTTGTTTCTATTAATTTAAAATTCTCAATTATTTGATCTAAGTTATTTGTTTCTCTATTATGTAGAGAGTTATGTGCTATATACTCCAATGCCCTACCTAGATCAGGATAATAACTTTGGGGTTTTGCATATTCTTTAATATTCCCTTTAGATCTAAAATGATCTTTATTAGGAATAACTCGTTCATTAACGGTGTAACAATTATCATCTTTAGTGATAAAATACGGTTCTAAACGTGGATCTTCGATCTTCGTTAGACTTTTAGGTTTTCTTGCCATATAACTTTTATTATTTTATGTTACGTTAATATACGAAAGAAACATCGCTAGGACACGCTTTTCTTTAATTACCTTTATTTAATTTTAATTGATTTTGGTTTAGCATCTTCTGCTAAAGGGATAAAAATTTCCAATAAACCGTTAGTCATTTCTGCTTCAGTTATTGATAAATCAAATTTAGCGGCTATTTTATATCTTAAATCAAATGATTTTTTTGATAAACCGTGATAAATATACCCTTCGAAGTCATCTCCCTTGTCTTCTTGTTTTTTGTATGTAATTTTTAAAGTATCCCCTTCGATATCAAGGATAACATCTTTTTTAGTTAGCCCAGTACAGGCAACTTCAAAATGAAGTCCTCTATCATCATAGAAAATATTTAATGGATGTGGTTGTTTTGAATTTAATGCTGGAGCAAATTGCTCTTCTGCATTGAAGTGATTCCTGAATAGGATGTCGAAAGGACTTAGGTGTCTTTCTAATAATTGTAATGTACTCATATCATTTAGTTTTTGTGAGGCCGAAGCTCTCGGTTAATTTATTTTAAAACATAACTACGCGCCCTAGCTGCATGTTACTTTATTATACATATAATATACGAACGGAAAGTCGCCCTTCCAAGTTATTCTGCATCAAAGAAGAACATTTGCCATAATCTTCCTGATTCTATATCGTGGCCAAAATAATCTTGAGCCGCATGAATTGCATGAGCATCAAATATTACTAATCTGTTATAAACATTACCTGCTACATCAACATTTTCGTAAGGATGTGGATCTACAAATGTGTGTTGATTAAAAGCACTATTAATATCAAATACACTTCCATCTGGTTGTTGTAATTTATCATGGCTATGTCTAACTTTAGTTTCTTTATGTTGCATTAATCTTGTTCCAGCTGCAACAGGTGCATTTGGGGTTAAATAAATCATACCAGCCCATAATTGTTGATCACAATGATAAACTAAAGAAGTACCAGCTATTGCAGATTGAAATCTCCCATTCATCCCATAATCTTCCCACATTTTCTGTCCTGTGATTTTTAAACCCATTATTTTTTCAAATTCTTCCTTTACACCATCAAAGAAATGTTGTTTTCTTGTACGCATACCTAAGTATCCGGGATCATCAAAATAATATTGCTTTAAAGCATATGCTCTAACGGCGTCAGGATCTTCATAAAAATTATCTACAATCCATAACCTTGTATCTGGTTTTGAATTTACTTTAAATTCATTTGAATGTATTTGTCCATAAGGACTATCTGGGTTGCTGTCTATTTTTGTAATTTCGCTCATAATTTTATTTTATTCGTTTCTAGCTATATAATAAATACTATCTGATTTTTTGTTGTTTAATTCCCCCTTAAATTCTATTTTCATCATGCCTTGTTTTGATAATTTAATATTGCAACTATCCATATCTTTATTATTACTTAATATATCTTTAAATACATTTGAATCAAAAGGCATTTCTATGTCATTATCTTTAATTTGACCTTGTATTTGGTATGTAATTTTATTAGAAAAACCTTCTTTATCTCCAAATAAAAACTCAACAATAGGGGTTCCATCTAAATCTTCTGTTGTTCTAATTAACATTTGATCTACATCACTTAAAGCATTTTTAGCTTTAATTAAATAATTAATATCATCTGCAGATACGTCTAATTGTACTTCATATTCTTCAGGATCTTCATACCATGTTACTTTACCCATTATCAATGGATCAGCTAAAGCATAATCTAGTGAATAATTACTGTCTGCTAAGTATAATTTTCTATGTAATTGATTATTTTTTTCAGTAGTAATCATTAATTCACCTGAAGTAATAGATAATAATTTGCTTAATTTGTGTGTATCAAATATTCCTAATTCACAATCTTCAAAGTTAAAATCTTCTAAATACACCTTACAGGCTCTACCTTTAACACCTGCATATACAGTTAAAGTATTATCCTTAATTCTCCATTTAACTTGGTTATTTAAACCATTTAAATAGTATTTTTGTATTAAGGATTCTAGTGAGTTTTTGTTTATCATAATATATAATGTACGACCTTTACTTTAAATTTCAAAGGAATTTAGTGAATTAATATATGGGTTTAAATCTAAAGACCATTCTAAATCATTAAAAAACCCTTCTAATTTATTTAATAATATAGATTCAAATACTTTTTTTCTATCTGCATATTGATTTAGGAAATCCTGTACTTTAGATGGTATTTCGTAATCAAAAAATGCTAATGCTTCTATTTTATATGGATTATCTTTTAAATGTATCCATTTAATTTTATCAGCGTTAGTCATTAATGGATATTTTTTATCTAACCTCCATAATTTTAATAAATCATTATATCTAATAGCTGCTTTTACAGCTGCAGGTGCTCCTAATTGCCTTTGTGCTTTACCCTCCTTCTTTTTACTTAATGGTTTTAGTATTTCAGTAAATATTTCTCCAGCTCTAGTATTTCTACCTTGATATTTATCTAATTTTTTTACAGATGTAGGGTTACCTAATTTAGAAAGAGGAATAGTACCATCTAATATTTTTTCTTTAAAAACTTTAACTTGATCTAGAATATTGTCTTTTTGTTCTCCTTTTAAAACTTGTTCTAAAATATCATTAAAAAATTCTCCTAAAATAGGTGGAAAATTAGCTTTCATAAACTCTAAACCTTTAATATCTAAAGTTTCTTTTTCAATACCTTCTTGTTTAGTGATCCATTGTGCATAACGTCTAGTTGCTCTGAAGTAAGCTGATCTAATAACACACTCGGTTTTCATTTCTAACCTATGAGTTTTAACATTAAAAGCCTCACGTGCTAATCTATTGTAATCCTCATTTATTATATCTTGGTATTTTAATGCTACTTTTTCTAGTATATTATCTTTTTCTTTATCTTCAAGTTCTTCAAAATTAGGGTATAAATGAAGTAGTAAAGGTTCAGCATTAAAATAATTAGAATCTGTGTCTACATAGGCACAAAGATTAATATCTTTATCATCGCAAATGTACCATGGGGTATCTTGTAAATGTTTCATCTATATTCTTTTACGTCTTTAAAATCTGATCCTGAAATAATGTTAATATCATTTTTTAATTGGTTCCTAACTTCATTATATTTAAATATCATTCTTGATGATTTTCTAAATTCTTTATCACTTAAACCTTTAGCTCTTACTTTATTTTCAAGATCCCATAATATACGATTAACTTTAGCCAACTCCAAATATAATACTTTAATTTCTTTACCATTTTTTGTAAATAAATCTATAACACCTGGGTTTAATTTTAGAAATTCAGCTTCAACATTAGCTAGATTATCAGCATTTATCATATTTAGTTTTTTTATTTCTAAAATTGACATTCTATCTAGTAATTCTCCGTTTGAAATTTCTACTTTCATATTAAAATGTTCTTTCTCCTGGTAAAGGTGGTACTGTTACTGGTTTATTTCCTGCTGAATCTATATCAGTTCTTTCTGCAACTGTAACTCTAAATTTATTACCTTTAACTTTAAATTCTCCACCTTGTTTTAGCATTTTTTTAAAGAATTTTGTTTGGTTTTCATTCCATTCTTCACTTAATTTAATTATTTCTTCTTTAGTTGAAGGTTCTTTATTACCATTTAAATATATAGTTTGGTTTGCTCTGATAGATTGTTTTTTTAATGTCATATTTCTAGTTTTAGTTCATTACGTAATACTTTATTCATATGTCTATTAGCGCATAAAGCACTTTCTTGAATAATTCTATGTCCTGATAGTGTAATTGCTCTACTAATCATATATTTTGGTAAGCCATACCTAAATGTAGGTAAAGCCGTAGCTCCATATAAAGAATTAAGTAAAATTTTCATTGTATACTGCATTAAATAATAATGCTCACCTTTTACTTTATCACCTTCTTTATATGCTTTTTTCATTTTATTTTTATAAATAACCCTTTCATCAAACCAAATATTTAAAATGGTTGCTAATACTGATTCTTTATCTTGGGTAAAGAAACACCCGTTAGCAGAAACTGCTAGATTATTTTGCTCAATCATAGCTATCAATCTTCCAACCTTTACGTGTGTTTGTTTACCCTTTGAATTTTCAACTAATAATATTTCATCAGAATCTTTTTCTTTTAAGTCATTAAGACCTAAACGATTATCACGATCATCTGCAGGTATGATATGTCCCGCCAAAGTTTCTCTACCTATGTTAATAGACATAATTATACATGGATACAGCGATGTTAAATCTTCATCAAACATATATTTGTATAATCCTGCTTTAGGGCAAAATAAATAACCCCCAGCATATGTTGAGTTTATATCTTTTTTACCAGATGGTCTATATGGTGGAATTATATTTTGAGATAATAAATAAGCTGATATAGCTCCATCTTGGGTAACACTATTTGAATAAACTTCACTATAATTATGTTTACCTTTATGAGATATGTTTTTAGTTAAAGCAATATATTGGAGTTTTTCATCTAATAATTTTAGGATTTTAACATCCATAAAGTTATATTCAATAAACTTATGAATATCAGTTTCAAATAATCGATCTAAATTCCCTTCATATTCAATTTTATTTACCCCAGCATATTTTTCTCCAATAGCATCTAATTTATAACTTGGTTCATCCTTCCAACTATATTTTTTATGTAAACGAATATAATCTAAAGACTCAACACCAACAATATCTACAAATTGATCTCTTCTAGGCCAAGTTGATATCCATTTCCCATCTTTTGTTTTAAACCAAGATTTTTTTTCAGTAATAACTTTACCTATAGGGGATAAATAATTAGCAAATTCTTCTCCTAATACATTACAAATTCTATAATATAAATAAGGAATATCAAAATAATCACTATTATAACCAATTAATATATCAGGGTTAATATCCCTAAACATTTCAATAAATTTACCTAATAACTCTTTTTCAGTTTTAACTGGTATTATTTCTTTGTTTTTATTTTCTCCTGTTTTAGTGTGTGATAATTCTTGTTTTTTATCTAAAATTAATATAGCCCAATGGTCTTCTATTTTATCCCACCAAGCTATAGATGTAATAGGCATTGGAGCACTTTCAATATATTCTTTAGTTAATGCCCCTCCAATTTCACACTCAATATCAAAAAATAATTCTCTATGACCTGTAGAAGGTTCATCATTTACTCCATATTTTTCAATTAAGAATTTTTGGTGAGGTTTTATATCATGAAAATGTAAAGATTGATTTACAGAATCACCATAATTATAATTCTTTTCCCAGGAAGTTGTTTTAGTTAGTGTTTCGCCTTTTAAACCAACTAATTTACCATTAGGGTCTTCTTTATACGCAGCATTCCACCATTCAATTTCATCATATCCTCCTTCATCCCATAAGTGAATTTTATACTTATTGCCCTTTATTCTAGTAGCATAACACTTTTTATACATTTATATTATTGTTTCAACTTCATAAAATTTTTCTAATTCGTCATCACTAAAAAACTGATGCAAATCAGGTCTAAAGTAATTAATATTTTTCATTACTTTTTTGTCCCTAGTTCTATAGACAATATACCGTCCTTCCTCAAGTTTTTCAAAATGGCAGGCCTCACCTTGTTCCTTACTTCTCTGGCTGACGGTTTGTATGGCCTCTTCTTCAGTTTTACAAGCTTTTGACATATTACTTGCTTGTACTTCTTCATACGCGGGCCATATCTTATCCTTAAGGCCATGTAGCATAGTACCGTTCCCAATGGAAACATAAGCAATGTCGCACAAAGCGTCCAAAACTTCCACAATGTCGCCTCGTTCGCAAGCTTCTCTATATTCTTCAAGTTCTTCAAGGATGAAATCATATACAAATTTCCATTCTTTTTCTTCTGGGATTGTTGGTTCATAGTTATTAGGTTTGCCGAATGTGGCGTTAAATGTTTCTACCTCATTTACAAAAGGTACATAATCTTTTTCTGGAAATAGTGATAATTGGTTACTCATTTTATTTAAATTTTTTAGGCATTGTTAATCCACCAATATAATGGCTATCTGCTAAATGTTGATCTTCTAGTAAATAATCAGGTAAAGTCGTTGAATCTTCTCTTTCCCAAGGATAAACTAACCATTCTTGACCTACTTCTTTAGCATAAAAGTTAGGTTTAAATTTTGATGTTGGTTTATGATGTAAAACAGCATGATAAGCACCAGGTGCTTTATCTAAAGTGTGTCCTGTATCGTTAATATCATCTATAACTAAAGTATTCCTACTAGCAAGAAAAACAAGGGGTAAACCCAGTTCATGTGAAATCATTACTGCAGGGACTAAACCACCTCTAGGTAATCCCATTACTGAATCGATATTTGGGTATTCCATAAATACCTTTTTTGATAAAATTCTAATACACTCATGTATATCAGACCACTCAAGAAATATTTTAGATATTGTGTCCGCCATTGTTTATTTTTAAGCTATCAAAAAATTCTTTTCTAGCTAAGTTATCATTATCTTTAAATACACCTGATGCCTTTGTAGTTACCATTGCTGCACCTTGATGTTTAACTCCTCTACAACTAACACAATTATGTGTTCCAACTATAGTAACAATTACACCTTTATTGCCTTCAGTAATTTTATCTACAGCATTATGAATAGCTGATGTTAATTGTTCTTGTATTGCTCCTCTTCTACCAAATAATTCAACTATTCTATTTAGTTTTGATAAACCAATTACTCTACCTTCATCTCCAGCTATATATCCAATATGAACAACTCCCCCAATTGTTTGGTGATGATGAGAACACATTGATGTTAATGGAATATTTCTTTCAATAACAATACCATCATAACCATCTGATGGGAAAGATGTAATAGGAGACATTTCAGTATATCTACCTGCCCATAAATCATTAACATATGCTTTTGCTACTCTTTTAGGTGTATCAGCAGAATTTGGATCTTTTCTCCAATCACATTTTAATTCATCTAAAAACAGACCAAATTTATGGGCTGCTTTTTCTATCATGTCTAATTTTTGGGCATTATTAAGTGGAAATCCAGGTGCCACACCATTTGCAAATCCTTCTTGTACTACTTCTAATTCTTGGTGTAATTTTCTACGGTTGCTCATTTATATAACTTTTTAATTTATCTATTAATACTAATACATCATCTGGGTCCATTGTAATAGCACAGCATGTGTTTACATTTTCTTCTATATCATCTAATATACGAAGGGCTTCTTGCTTATCCAAATCTTAGACTGTAAATTCTAACCAAGTAGTTAAAATGTATTTATCATTAGATTCAGGCATATACCCTTTATGTATATAAGGCCAACTAGCAGGATGAATAATTAACTTTCCAGTTTCAGGTTTAACCTTAAAATAATCATCTGCTCCTTCTTCTTTAAATAAAAATCCAGTTTCTCCTCCTTTTTCAACTGTATTTAAGTAAAGAATAAAAACAAATAATCTTCTTGAAGTATGCATATCTTCTTTTTCTACATGCCATGCATTATAATGTCCTTCATTTTGATCATATTTTTGGATTTGTAAAAGAGGGTAAGAACATTTACCATTTACTAAAAAATGATGATCAAACATATCTCCATGAGGGTAGTTTTCTAAATACCCATCAGATAAAGTTTTATTAAAACCTTTCATAACCATACTAGATAAACTAGCATTACCTGTACCTGGAGTATGTAAAATTTCGTAATCTTTTGTTCTTTTTATTTTATGGTTTATACCTTGCCCACTCGCTCCTACTATAGTATTATCTAAATCATTTTCATAATCAAACTTACTAATTAGGGAGTTACATTCACTTTCTGTAAATGCGTTTGGAAAAATTCCTATTGTGTCTTTAAATTTCATATTTTATACTTCTCTTTTATCTTCAAATGCAATAATATGGGGTCTCCATGTCATTCTATAACCATTATCTCTAACCCAATCAAATAATACAGGATAGGATTTAAATAATGCTTCCCTACTATCTCCAGCAGGCATAAACCATACTTTTTCAGGTTTAACATCTAATATAGAAATACATTCCATAATTTCAGCTAAAGCTCCTTCATCTTTTCCATCCCATACAGGTTTAATATGGAAATCTGAATGGTAAGCAATTGATTGTTTTATCGATTCATAATTAAGTCTAAGCTTATTATGTCTATCAATCATTCTTTGGTCTGTAACAGCTCCTTGAGGCGTTGGTACCCCAAGTACAGGTACACTATTGGAGAACTTAGGACTAATAGAAAGCAAATTAATAGGATAGTCAGTTGGTAAGAAATGGCTTCCTTCAGTTTCAATAGTGATAAAAATGTTTTTTTCATGAGCAAAATGGGTTAATTCATTTACTAAAGCAGGATGCATAGTTGGAGAACCTCCAGTTAACATCATTTCTTTTATATGAGGGTTATCCTCATATGCTTTAATAATATCTTTAAAATTAAAATGTCCTTTTTCTGGGTGGATGCTCGTATACCAACTGTCACACCATCCTCCTTCTCCAAAATAACATCTATGTGTGCACCCTGTAGTTCTAATAACTACTGTAGGGTATCCTGCTCTTGATCCTTCTGATTGTACTGCTGTGTAAATTTCTACGATAGGTAAGTTTTTATCGTAATCTTCAATTCTTTTTAATTGTTTGTGCATATTGTTAATTTTTTTGAGTGGTTTTTCATTCACTATTATCATAACTACTCGCAGTAATAAGCTGCGTTTTTACCATGTTCCATGAATTTAACTTTTGTAACTTTAACTCTACCTTTAGTTTCAGTTTTAACAAATTCATTTAACTTATTATAAATATATTCAGCAAATTTTTCAGCACCAGTTGCTGGGATTATTCTTACTTGAGCTACATTAGCATCTCCCATTTGTTTAAATGCTGCTAAAAATGGATCATCTTCTGCTACTATTAGAGTATGATCAAACATATAATCCATCCAAGCTTTTGGAGACATATCATCTATTTTAGTTTTAGCTCTTTTCATTCCACCAAAATCCCAAACCCAATTTCTATGATCTAATTCTCCTTCAAAATATACTTTAAAAGAAATTCCATAACCGTGTACAAATCTACAGTGTGTATCTTCTGCTTTCCATTGACGAAATACAGTACTAAATCCGTCAAATACTTTACTTGATTGATGTTTACCCATTATACCAGTTTTTAATTTGTTCTAATGGTTGAGCACCTACTAATCTATCAAGCTCATCTCCATTACTATTTACTTTAACTAATGTTGGAACGTTTCTAATACCATATTTAGTTGATAATTCTTGATCATTATCAACATTTACTTTTTGATATGGCAAACCACTTCTTTCCATTACAGGTCCTAACATTTTACAAGGTCCGCACCAATCTGCTGAAAAATAATAAATTTTATTCATATTTAATTTTTAATTGTTATACTAATTCTTCTACTATACCTATTACTTCCGATAATATAAGAACCCCTACTGCAAACTCCAAGCTATATAACAAAAGTCCATAACCAATTAATCTTACTCCTGATTTGGCAAAACTAACAAGTTGGTGGGTTTTTTGATCTGGCATGTTTGCTAGATTATTTCTATCTTTTTCTATTCCATCTAAATTATCTATCATATTATTTAAAACTTTAATTTTTGTTGACTCGTCAGGTCTCGAACCTGAACTCTTCTGGACCAAAACCAGACGTGTTACCAATTACACCACGAGTCATTACTATTTAATAGCTTAACCCGTAATCACTTACTTTTGTAAATAACCATGCTTGACCTGGTCCTTTTACTGAATCAGGTTTCATAACAATCATTTGCATACCTTTTAAATAAAATAATAACCTATATTCATCATTTTCTTTTTGAACATAAATGTATTTTTTTTCTAGTGTAAAATTTCCTGTTGCTGTTTCTTTACCATTTTCATTAATTGACTGTCTTAAGAATGAATCACCATCTTCATTGTAATTCATATATAAAACAGTGCCATCCCAAGCTTGCCAGGTTCCGTAAATGTTTTCATTATCTGTTCCAAGTCCAATTCTTTGTTCTTGTGCCGTTGCAAAAAACATAAAGGTAAAGAATAATAATGCTGCTATAGCTAATTTGTCTAATAAATCTAATTTTTTCATAACTTATACTTCTGAGTGTTCTTTAAGTACTTTTAAAACAGACTGTTTAGCTACTTCGTAGTCAACAGGTCCCGTTTCATCTTCGTATTGAACAGGATCTTTCCTACCCAAATCAATAAATGCTTCAATACGCTCAACAGACGAAGCAGATTTATAATCACTATTCCCACTAGGAAAAGGCTTATAAGAAGTGTTAGTTCTAGAATAAACTTCATCGAATCCAATAGATAATCTTTCACATAATATTTGTCCATCTTTTAATATTCCTAATTTGTCCGTATCTAAATATGGTGTAAAATACCCTACCCTATCAGCTTCCCAATTACCTATTCTAAAAGCTGCATCATCTGCATCTCTAAATTCTTGTCTGCAATCAGGATAAACAGCATGATCACCTGCATGAATACCTAAAGCGATATCACAAGTTTCTTCTGTTTTATTAGCAATAGATAATGCTACTGCCTGTGTAATAGAGGCAAACATTTTATTCCTATTAGGTACAACTGTTTCTTTCATATTATCTTGCTCATAATGACCTTCTGGTACATCATCTCCACCTTGAACTAGTGCTGAATCTAGTAAATCTACTAATCCATCTAATTTAATTTGTCTATAATTTACTTTGTAACCATTTATAGCTAAATAATCAATTAATGATTGAGCTCTTTCTAGCTCTACTCTGTGTTTTTGACCGTAGTCAAAAGAGATACCTGTTACAGTATCATATTCATTGATAGCTCTTAACAATAGGGTGCTGCTATCCATTCCACCACTTAACGAAACTACTACGTGCTTTGCCATAATTTATTTTATTAATTTTTGCCAGGTATTTTGCGTATAGGCTAACGCTTTATTGATTCTACATTTTACGTATAGGACAACATACGAAAAAATTGTTGTTATTCCAAATCCTCCTACAAGAAGAGTCCAAAGATTTGGATGCCAATGTTCTCCGCAAAATCCAAGTGCATGCTTAATTATTTCTGCCATAGTTATCTATTTTATCATAATTATTAATTTCTCTAAAAACTGTCGTGTTATGTATAACACTTAGGTAATCTACTTTTTTAAACTCAATATCATAAAAATCATTCATATTAGCTTTTGGTTTTAATGTTAAACCATTTTCATTATATAACTTATCTTCTAATGCAGCCATTACTGGATTTGAGGTATCAATTGATTCTATCCTAGGATTATTATCATACCATCCAAATTCTTGAGGTATTGAACACCCTAATAAATGGAAATTAATATATTTTAGCTGGTCTAATTTTAATAAACCTTGTACAAATCTTACCCTACCTAATGCTTTTCCCATATCTTCATTACTATGTGGAAAAAAATCATTATACCAAGTAGCACCATAGGATACACATAATTTTTCGTAACCTAAACCTTGTAATAGACTAGCACATAAATATGCTTGATTTTTATTTTCACCTTGAATTACAGCGGTTAATTTTGTTTTTTTAGGGTATTTAAATTGTTTCCAATACTTAGCTTGAGCAGCTGTTTGAGCACAATTCATCCAAACATCTGGAACTATAAATTCATTTGGTTCTAATTCTGTAATCCAATGTAATAGTCTTTTACTATTATATGCTTTTCCTAATTCATGAAGTGAATTATCCATAATTACATATCTACCTTTATCTCTAGCACTAATAAAATATTGTTTATATTCCTCATCTTGGTCTAATAAATGAGGTAAACAATAGTCATAATCATTAAATTCAGATGATGCTGTTAAAAGACATCTAGGTACTTCGTGTGATATTTTAGGCATATTTTTTTGGGCGTCCTCTACGAGAGACTTTAATTTGTTCTTGGTATTTATCTTCAATAATATAATAAAGATCTATTATTTCTCCACTACATTTTAAACATTCTTCTACAACTTGTTCTTTTGTAATATTAAAATGTTTAACAAAATGTGTATATAAATTTTCTAATCTATCTGTTTCATCCTTTTCATAATCTTCCCACAATCTTTTTCTACGTGCTTTGAGAACTGCCCCCTTTTCATTATATTTTTGTATATCACCCTCAACTTCAATGGTTAATTCATTCAACATATGTTCACATAAATATGCTTGCCAACCATAACATGAAGAATCAAAATCACCATTGAATATTTTTTCACGAAAATCAGCTTTATAACCTAATGGTTTATTTTTAGCTTCATACCAACGCCACCATCTAAACCTATTATAATTTAATTGTTGATAGTTTTTTAGTTGTTTTTCTATAAACTTTTTTTTATGTGGAATGTCAAACATTAATAAAAAATCCAGATTGAAACATAAAACAATAATGACATCACTCCCATGAATACTACATTTCCTATAAATTCTAATGGGTTTTCTCTAAAGTATTTAATAAATTCTTTCATGACCTTTATTTTTAATTACCCGTGAATATACGACTTCTTATTCAGGTAGCCAAACTATCCACGAGAGTTTTCACGATAATCTAAAAAGAATCCAATAGCTACTATTAAATTCATTCCAATAGACGCTCCAATTTCTATTAAATCATGAAAGTTATGTATTGATAAATGAATATGTCCTACAACCCAAAAAGGTATTGCTAGGTTTTGGCTAATCCAAATTATAAGAAATTTAGTAAACTTTACCATCTTCATTGAAAAAAAACGTTTGGTGTAATCTACAATATTCAGGACCACTTCCAAAATATTGTACAGCAGCATGGAAATAATCAGCATCATAAATTATTGCTCTGTTATAAATGTTTGCTACGTAATCTAATTGTTCCCAACAGGTAAAATCTTGACCATCATTTTCAATTTCTTTAAACCTTGGCATATCAAGACTTCCATCACTAAGTAATGGTGGTTTTGTTAATCCTGTTCTCTTATGTTTATAAGTTGCTGTTCCTGATTCAGGTGGAGCATTAGGTGTTAAATATATTACACAAGCGTATGTTGTATAATTATCTGAATGTACCCAACATTTATCTAAAGCTGTACATAAGTTAAAACACCCATTATAATTTTCCATATCCATAAAATGTTTTTTATCGATTTTGGTATTTAATGAATGTTCAAAAGCCTTTAATACTGATATGTCTTTTACAGAATCTGTTCTTTTTCCAGGATGATTTCCTTTTTTATCGTACCACTCCATATTTAAAGCTTGATTTCTAACAAAGTCTGGGTCTGTATAAAAATCGTCTAATACTAATAAACTTGTCATAACTATTTTATAATTTGTCTTAATTTTTGAATTTCTGCTTCTATTTTAAGTCTTCTTTCTTCTTGACCAATATAATTACCTTGTTTTGTTTTAGGTAAACTATTAAGTTCTTCTTGTAAAGACTCTAATTTTTTATTTAATCTATATTCTTCATAATGCTCTCCATCATTACCATTTTGACCTATAATATTCATTCTTTTTTCAGCTTCATCTTCCCAATCGGTGTATTTTGCTTGGACTTCAAGACTAGCACTTTCAGCTTCTTCCCAATTATCATTTCTACCGAATAATTCTGTATTAATGTCTTCTTCCGTAATTTCTATTTTTTCTTCATATAAATTTTTTCTATATTTTTTTCTAGGATAAGCTTTGTCAAAAGCAAAATTAGCAGCTACAACTAAAGATATAGCTAAAGGATCAAATACAAAAATTATAATAAGTAATAATATATTAATGATTTTATCCATAGGATAACCGGTCAAACCCGATAGATACTGCAGGGGTCCTAATTCTCCAGCGACCTCGTTGTTATTATCAAGCTTCAGTACTTCTAACTGAAACTTTTGAAGACTATCTGATGCTATTTCTCTTTTTACTTGTACATCTTTACGATTCTCTTCTTCAACTTCGATACGTTTTGCAGCCATCCTAAGTTCGGTAGTAGAGATTGTTGTTCTAATGCCCCCAACCACCGAGGTGTCTCGTACTTGGATCGACGAAGCTCTGGCATTTGATAAAGTACTAATATTATTAGATATTCTTTTAATTTCGTCATTATACCTGTTAACATCATTTTCATAAAATTCTATTTTTTGTTGTATAAACCCTTTTTGATTTTCTACCATAGATAGTTTAGCATAGGTATCTTGGTAAGCAGCACTTAAAAATCCATAAATACCCATACTAGTAATTAATACTAGTACAGTAGTTGCTATAACTAAATAAGTTCTTAATGCTTTATTAATAGAATCCCAATACTGGTATAATAATGAAGCCGTAACTAATTTTGCAAATTCTAATGAACCTGCCATTATAATAACTTGAAATTGTGCTCCTGCAAATAATTTGCTTAACCCATAAACTGAATAGAATGCTGCCGATGCACTTACTGATAATGCAGAAAATGCAATAAGAAAAGGGAACATTCCTTTTTTAATATTTTGTAACATAGTTTGATTTTTATACTGTGTCGTAGTCAATATACGAAATTTCTACCTCGTCTCCACGCTCAAGTGCTTCAGCTATGGGAGAATAGATTCTTTTATAAGCATCTACTGAGGCCCCTATAAAACCACTTTTTGATTTAGTAACATTTTGTTGTTGTGTGTCTCCTACTAACAAACACCCAGAAGTATGTTCATCTGTATTACCAGTATGAATTAAAATGTACTCAAATCCAGGTACATCTTGTACATGGAGCATACCTTTATGCATAGAGCCATATTTAGCTGCGTATTTACTATGAAAACCACCTACTTTTCTTAATTTAATTTTATAGTTACCCTCAGGTATCCTAGTTTCATGTTTTACTTTTTCATTTCTATGTTCATCTTCTAAAGTATAACATAAAAATTTTCTTTCTGCTGTTGTATCAAATAATAATCCATTTGTACTATCTTTTTGTGAGCTTACTCTTAATACTTCTAGTTTCATTTTTTCATGTGTTTTGTTAAATTTGGATACATATCGTAAAATGCATTTGAAATCCATTTTTCTATTTTATTTATTACTTTTCGCATTTTCTATTTCTAATATTTTAACTGTTTTTTTCAATTCTTTAACTTCTTCTTGCAAGTATTCTATTCTTAAATCTTGTTTAGCATCATCAGGCAAGGCACCCATTTCACCTCTAGGCCATTTTACCCTAAATTCATGATTTAATTCAACATCATCTTGCATTCTAACTACGTCTAATTGTAGTTGAGCTATTTCACCTTGTAAGGTAAACCATACACCCGCAATTGAGACTACACCAACAACCATACCTATTAAGGCTTTAACATCTAAACTTACTTTAGATTCTTCATTTAGTTCTATTTTTTTTTCTTCCATTATTGATATAATTATAAATTCCCGCACCTTTCGGTACGGGAATAAATATTGAACACCCCCTTATTTTTTAACTATGTGATATAAAATGAAAGCGCCTACTAATCCTAGTAGTCCTTCCGCGTTAAGTGACCCTAAAATTTCCATGATATTACCTACCACAGATACTTCTGGCCAAAAAGGGATTCCTGCTCCATTGAATAGTACTTCTAGTACTACCCCTAAAGCGATTACAGACACACCTATGTGAGTCAGTTTGTCAGCCCAAGAGCCGACCTTGTTTAGAATTTCCATAAAATTGGGTTTTAAGTTAAACAAATGTAACTAGCAACTAATTGTCTTCGTTTTTTTTCTTACCGAAGATTTTGCCTACCTCAGCGATTCCGAATGAACCGAGGGTTATGATTACAAAGGAATTATAAATGTAATCTTGTATTTGAAGTTCTTTGCCATATACACCAGTAACAATATCTACTACTGCAAAAATGACCATTACCATAAAGGATAAAAATCCTACTACGTTTTTTTCGTTAATGTCGTTATTGTCTTTAAACAAATCTTTAAATGCCATACTTTTAGTTTTTAAAAATTAGTAAAACTATTAATGGAACCTTATTATGTTGTGATGATAAATATTAAAATCTATTAGAATTTTGAATTTCTTCAATTGCTTCATTTACTTCTTCCACACTTACAGGAAATTCTAGATCTAATCCTGCTTTAAATTTTACTAAATTATCTCGAGTTATTATAAACATGGTGGGAGCCATTCTAACTCTATATTTTTTCTTAGCTATTGGAGCTTTTGCAATGTCTACTCTATAATATTCTATATCATCTCTATCAGCTAATTCTTTCCAATTAGAGTAACAATTTATTTCATTAAATTTAGCCCAATATTCAACTACTATTACTTTATCATCGTCATCACCAAAGGCTGAATTGCCATTTATAATTTCTTCGTAATTTGAATCATCTAACCAATACTTTTCCGGAACTTCCTGTTGTCCTAAAAGGAGAGAGGGTATTGCTATTAATAATAATAGTAGTTTTTTCATAGTTATTACTTTTTAGACATCTCGTACATACGTTCTTCTAGCTTATCTAATTTATCTAGAATCATTTCAACGTCTTCTTGAGTGTCCATTATTGTCTGTCGAACCAACTCATCTTTTAAGTCATATTCTACCCTTTCAATAACTGGTTCAGGTTGGGTTGCAGCATAAGCTATGTCTGCTTGTAATGTGAACCACATACCTGCTATAGTAACAACAAATGCCACTATCATTCCTATTGTTTTTAAGTCTAAAGTTACTTTAGTATCCTCCCCTATTTGTTGTGCCATGTTTTTTTAATCTAATAAATATCCGTAAGGTGTTGATGTTACATCTTGCCCTATTGGAAAGTTTTCTAATCTCATTGATAATGTCATAGTTCTATTAATATAAGGGTTATAAAATTCACCCTCAGCAGTTAAACAAATTAATAAAGGGTCATAAAAATCCTCTTCAGAGGGTTCAATGATTTCTCCTACTATTACTTCGTTCCAAACTATATATTCATCGTTGCCAGGTATTTCTACTCCAGCATACTTGTTATTGGGATTTTCCCAAGTGTAAGTACCTACATCTAATAATAAACCATTATCTACTGCGTCTGAATCTAATAAGTACATTGCAAAGTGTTGTCTATCTGCTCTTGGTTCTCCATCATCTATTTGAAGATATAGGATAAATATTTTTCTTAGTTTACCATCAACCCATTGTGTTCCACCATATGAATTTACCAAAGAGTATCTTTCGTATGGGTCAAATGAATCACCATCTAATGCAATTTCAAATAATAGTTGTCTTTCTTCTACTACATCATCTTTAGAACAACTAAAGAAAAGTATAAGCGTTAAAAATAATATTAATTTTTTCATTTTTATTTAAATGTATAATTTAATCCAAATGTGGATTGGAATAATTTACTATCCCACATTTTGCTATATTCTCCTTCTATAAATACTCCTAAATTTTTATTAAGTTTCCAACCCATATTAATACCAGCTGAATAGTCATCCCATTGTTTATCTGCTAATAAATTATTATGTCCTCCTTTACCCCAACTTTCTCTTTGTAGGTAAGAAAAATCTACATTTCCTGAAATATATGAATGATATGGAAGAATATAATTTCCGTATGCGTGTAACCAAAAATTATTTTTATAATGGTAATAATCAAAACCTACAATAGGAGCAATTTCAGCAAAATCATCTAATTCATTCCATCTTTCTTGATTATATCTATTCATTAAATCAGTAAATACATTTTCTCTAAAATCAATGTCAGAATATGCTACTATTTCTCCAGCTTCATTCTTCCAAATCCAATCTTGACTTTCAGCTCCAGTATTAACATCTGTATAAGTTGTAAAGTGATCTGTATAACCATATTCAAATCCTAAAGTGTACCAAGGATTTGCTGGGTATTCAAATTCTTCTCCAGTGTCAGGGTTTGTGTATGATGTAGTTTCGTTTAACCATATTTCTATTGGGTTGTATCCATATGCTCTTTCATGTGTTCTATAAATAGCACCTGCTGATATTGAGAATTTTTTACCAATAGGTAACCTAGCTCTAACTTCACCTGAGACATATTCTAAATTAATTTTATCAACTTCTCTAGATTCTGCTTTTACTATATGGTATTTACCTGTGTGTTTAATAAATAACCTGTGATTTTGAAAATCTTCACCTCTCCATCTTTCATTTTCAAAGTGGATTTGATATTCTAGCCCTTTAAAGGCTGATGTTGGGGCTGAAAATGCTAATTGTTCTTCAGTACCATCATAAAAGTTTTTAGGTTTTCTTTCGTAGTTAAATCTTGCTAGTTTTCTAATACCAATCCCTATTCTATAATCAAAGGGATATTCAGGTGTATTATCTACAACTACAGGGATATCATATAGACCATCTCCATCTCCTGTTCTAACAAAGTATGTATTTTCTTTTGCTTCAATAGAATTTGAGATATCACCTGCTCCATATACGGTTCCATACTTTAAAAAGTCATCATAAAGGCCTTTAAAAAAGTTCCCTTCTTTTTTAAGGGGAGATTTTAAGATTTCTTGACTTTGTAAATCCGGGGTGAATAAAATAAACGCAACAATTAATATTATTATTCTCATATTATTAATGTTTTACTATTTGACAATAAATATGAGAAAAAAAAGTTAAAATGCACTAACCATCACAAGAAAGACAATCTGCCATACGACTCCCTAAATCTCCTTTAATTACTGAATCTGTTCTTAAATAGTATAGCGTTTTAACGCCTAATTTCCACGCTTCCATATGGACTTGGTTAATCCATTTGGGAGAATCGTTAGGATCAAAAGAAAGATTAAGTGATTGTGTTTGATCTATATATTTTTGACGTTCTGCTGCTTGTTTTATTAATTCTAATTGATTTGTTTCAGAAAATGTTAAAAATACATCTTTTTCTTCTGTAGATAGCACATTATCTGGTAAATTTAATACAGATCCACCTTCTTGTAACATCTGATCCCACCATTTATTTTTATTTTCACCTTTAGATTTAAGTAATGCTTCTAATACTTTATTTTTTCTAATAAAAGTACCTTTAGCTCCATTAAATGTATAAACATTTGCAGGTAAAGGTTCAATTCCCGCACTAATACCACCACAAATAACAGAATTTGATACTGTTGGTGCAACTGCTAATAAATGTGTATTTCTCATACCAGTTCCTCTACACCATAATGGTTCTCCATATTCTGCCGCTAAATCCATAGATGCAGCTTCAGATTCACTTCTAATTTTATTAAAAATATTTCTAGTATGTACAGTAGATGCTACTGAATTAAATGGTAGATTTTTCTGTTGTAAAAAAGTATGCCACCCCATTACACCTAAACCTAATGCTCTACCCTTAGATGCATGTTTATGTGTTCTTTTTAAACTTTCTTTACCATTTGATTTATCAATAAATTCTTGCATTACTCCATCTAAAAACCAAATTGCTGTTTTAATACAATCTGTATCTTTATATTCTTCCCATTTAGCTAAGTTAAGAGAGGATAAACAACAAATAAAACTGTGTTCTTCATCTGTAAATAATGTAATTTCAGAACAAATATTAGTCATAGTAACGTCTAAATTATTCATTCTGTAGGCAATAGGATTGTTTTTATTAACATTATCCTTATACATTATATAAGGTTCACCTGTTTCCATTCTTGATTTTAAAACTGTAGCCCATTTATTCATTGATTCAGCATCCCTAGCTTCTAATTTTCTCATAAATGAATCACCTACAACAACACATTGGTGTAAATTTAAACACTGTCTATTTGGATCGCCCTTCGGTCTACGAATTTGTAAAAATTCCTCAATATCCCCATGTTCAATATCTAAATTAACTGATGCTGCACCTCTTCTAACATTACCTTGATTAGTAGCAATAATTGATGAATCATATATTTTTGCCCATGGAACTACACCTTCACTTTTACCATTTCCTGCAATTCCTTCACCCCGTTGTCTAATACGAGATAACGAAATACCTACACCTCCACCGGATGCTGTTAATTTCATTAGTTCCGCGTTAGTTAAACCAATTCCACGTATTGAATCAGGTGTATCTATACCAAAACATGAAATTGGTAATCCTCTATCAGTACCCATATTTGATATAACTGGAGATGCTAATCCTATCCAACCATTCCAAATATATTTGAAAAATTTGTTAGCTAATTCTGGTTTTTTAAGTCTATTAGCTGATGCACTTGCTACTCTTTTATAAGCTGTTCTTACAGTTTCACCAGGTAATAAATAACCTTTAGAAATTGTTGCTAAAGAGATTTCATCCATCCACTCAGGATACTGTTTTCCAGCTTCCCATTGACTATAATCTACTTGTAATGCGTTGTTTTCCATATTATTCTACTTCACTTTCTGCTGTTACTCTTACATTTGAAATAGTATATTCTGCTCCATCTTTACATAAATCAGACCAACCACTACAATTAGGGTCACTATAATCATATAAATTATCAGGATTAGGTGAAAATCCTTGCCATAATGAAGCAACAACTTTATATCCTTTTTCCATGTCTTCTTTTAAACCATCTAAGCTTGTTAATTTACTTCCTGGACCTGCTTCATTGTTTACAAAATCATATACTACTATACTATTATTACCTTGAACATAAGTAGTTGTCATATTAGTATAATCAGAATTAAATTTAGTTACAACATCAAATGGTAATGAAGGATCTATTTTACTTGCATCTACAATACCAGTACCAGTTGTTCCAGTAAAGCAAGAAGTATCTCCTCCTAAAAATGCCCATTGATAGTTTTGAGTTTTATTTATGTGTATTGTTGCCTGAGTAGCTACATTTCCATTAGTTTCTAAAAAATCTATTTCATCACAACAGTTTGTACAACCATCACCAGAATCACAATATTCCGTTTCATTCATAACTAAGTAAAAAGTTCCATTAATAAACTTTTGACCTGCTAATTTTGAAATATCTACTGTTGCTGAAATTGAAGAAATATTTTTATACCCTTGAGCAGAACGAACTCTACCAGGATTAAAAAATACCTTATCTTCTCCAATTATAGGGGCACCTTGATCACATCCTTGATTTGCGTCAAGATTAAAAGTTGGGGTAAATACCTCATTGGTTGATTTTTCATTGTTACATCCTAATAATAATAGGGCTAAAATTAATAATTTAATTGTTTTCATTTTTATTGTTTTTAATTGTTAAAATAATGATCCAGCATCCCAATTTTGGACACCTTTACTATAATTTGTTACTCTATTTGCAAAGAAATCTGTATGTTGTTTTCCTCCTGAAAGGTTATCAAACCAACTCATTCTTTGTACTGCTTCTTTATCTATACCATTTACTATTGCTTCATATCCTAAATCACTCATTTTAGTGTTTACTCTATGTTTAATAAAAGATATTAAATCATATTTAGGACAACCTGGTAAGTCTCCCATTTCATATACTTTATCTATAAAATCTAATTCTAGCTTTAAAGATAAATGTGCTGCTTCTTCTATATCTGCCCTTAATTCAGGTGTATCAAACTCTGGGTGTTCTTGCATTAATGTTCTAAATAACCAACATCCAGCATTTGAATGTAATGATTCATCTCTAATACTCCATTCTACTATTTGGCCTACACCTTTAAGTTTATTATCTAATTTAAATGATAATAAAACAGCAAATGAAGAAAATAAATTAACTCCTTCGGTAAACGCAGAAAAAATTGCTAGTGATTTTGCTCTTTCATGCCAATTTGCTTCACCATTATGTGAATCTCTAACTTGTGTTAAAGTTTCAATTTTAGCCATTGTTGTTTCATCTTCTAAAAATTCAGCAAAATCATCTAAACCTAATTCTTCATTTAATAAAGAATAAGCTTCAGCATGAATTGTTTCAAAGGCTGCAAATGTAACAGCCATTTTAATTACTTCAGGTTTTCTAAACCATTTTGTAACTAATGTTGACCAATAATCATTTACTACAGTTTCAGTTTGGGCAAACCCTTTTAAAATAGAACCAATAATATTTTTTTCGGTTTTAGTTAAAATTTGTTTCCAATCATTAACATCACTCATCATTGGTACTTCTGTATGTAGCCAATGTGCTTGTTGTTGTTTCATCCAATAATCATGTGCTTCTGGATATTCAAAGGGTTTATAAACGATACGTTCTTGCAATAATGATGTTTTTGCCATTGTTTTTAATTATTATGTTATTTTGAAATTGTGAAAAAATTAGGGTCGTAAGCTTTTTTTAATGCTGCTTTATCATACTTGTCTACATCTGTATCAAACTTATTTGTTTTAACAGTTGGTGTAAAGTTTTCTTCTTCCTCTAAATCTGTATTGTAATTATGTACTTCAAAATGACCTGTAGCTGTGTCAGCTTTAACTGCAAATGTAAGACCATCTATACCATACCTATTTTTCATAATATGAAATCTACCTGTGTTTTTTACTTTATCTTCTTTTTTTCTTGATAAAGACATTGCAAAATCAGATATCATTAACTTGTCATAAGAACCTGCTGCTTTATCTCCTTCTATAATGTCATCGTTAGCACCAGCCCTATTTACTTGAGAAACTGACCAAATAGGTATGTCTAATTCCCGTGCTAATCCTTTCGTACTTGTATAAATATCATCAATTTCGTCCTTACGCTCCCTACTTTTACGTCTTGATGAAAGAAGATCAACATAATCAATAATTACTAAATCTGCTTTGATCCCCATACCTTCTACTTTTTTAATATGTGACTCAATTGTGGACATAGTTGCGCGCCCTGTTGGGTATTCTTTAATTATTAATTGACCTGGTAATTGAGGTATTACATCTTCAGCTAATGCTCTTAATTTAATGGTTTCATTAACAGGAGTTTTAGTAAAGAAAGCATCATATCTTTTTCCAACATAAGCTTCTCCTAATTCTAAAGTATAATGAAGGACATTATAACCTGCTCTTACAGCATAACCACCTAAAGCAACTAATGACCACGATTTACCACCTCCTGGACTACCAAATATAAGACCAAAATCTCCGTTTCCCAGTCCACCTTGTAAAATGTCATTAATCTTAGGCCAAGGTGTTTCAATAGTTGTTCTTGTATCTTCTCTGTACCTTTCTTCAATATCCTTAATATATTCATGTCCTACGTTTTTATCTTGACCTGCTTTTAAAGCACCCTCAACTAAATACCTAATACCTTCAAAATCCCCAGCTTTTAACATATCAACTGAGGACATTAAGGCCTTCTTCAATTGTTGGTTTCTACAAAAATTAGTAAATTCTTCTTGGACATACTTTAAATCATCGTCAGAACTAACATATGCTGTTTTTAATTGTTCTTTAATTGCAATTTGTAATACTTCATTATCTACTTTTTGTAATTCAACCTTTAATACTTCTAATGTAGGTACATGGTGATACTTATCGTAATAATTTAATATCTCTTTTATAGCCCATCTATGTGCACTATTTTCAAAATATTCTTCACTAATAATATCGTGTATATTAGTTAAAAAATCTTTATGGGTAAGAAGTGATGATATGACTTTTATTTGGAAATCATGCCCATATTGATTTAATGTATGTAATGTCATAACCTTTTACTATTTTATTGTTTATAAATTGGAAATTGAGTGAAAATATCATTTAACCAAACATCAACATTTCTAATCATTCCTCCTAATTTATCTTCATTATACAACTGTATAAATAATTCAGCATTAAATTCAGGTAAATCTTCAGTAATTAAATTATCAATGTGTTCTTTACCTCTATCATCTATCATTGGAACACTTAAATCCATAACTTTATAATTAGTTTCAATTCTACTTTGATCCTGAACTATGCGTGAATATACAACATGCTCTTTAAATTTCCTAGTAGAAATTTCAAAAATATCATCTAATGTTAATTCTTTAGTTTTTAATTCAGGGAATTTTTTAAATATTCCCTTAGCTCCTAATCCCTTAAAACCTTGAATATTATCTGAATTATCACCTAATAATGTTTTATGTAGAATAAAATTTGATGGTAATAAACCAAATTTTTCTTCAACTACCTTTGGAGTATAATATTCTTTTTCCATTGGTCTATATACAATAATTTTATCAGTTACTAATTGTAAAAAATCTTTATCACTAGATACTATAAAACAAGTTGAATCATGTTTTTCTACTAATTTTTTAGATAACACGGCTATAATGTCATCAGCTTCAACCTTATCGAGTATAGTGGTTTTAACAGGTAATAGCTTTAAATATTGAATTATACGTACTATTTGGTCGATTTTTGAATCATGTTCTTCTTCAATATTATCAAATGCTTCCCAATTTGTAATTCGTTGTAAATTTCTTTGAGATTTGTATTCGGAGAGCAAGTTCTTACGGTTTACCGTTGAACCTGCTCCGTCGAATACTACATAAACAGATGTAGGTTGTGTTTGTCTAATCATTGCACCTAAAGAGCGAAAGAATCCACCCAACCCACCAATGTGGACTCCATCAGGATTTACCATATTCATCATCGCAAAGTTTCTAAAAAATAGATTTAAACCATCTAAAATTAATACTTTATCATGTCTATTCGGAGTAGTTTCCTCCCCTTGCTCTTGGACTTCATCCAAAAGTTTAAATAACTCTTTATGTTTCATGTTTTAGTTTATAAGTCCTGTGAGTCAAAAAGCACAGGTGTTACATCTTGTTCGTCCTCTACAATCTTAAATGTTCCTCCTCCTAAGATTTTAGACCATTCATCAGCATGCTCTTTTTTATAAGCATTTTTATCTTTGTCTGTATCTTGTATAAAACCATGGTTTGTCATAACAATTTTACCTCTTGATTGCATACCATTAACGTGGTTTTTATCAATTTGTAAATTTGTTCTTTTACCCCATTCTACTTGCATACCACCTTTAATTGCTTTAATTTTAGATGTTCCAGCATTTGATATGTTTCCAAATGTAACTACAAATGTAGCATCATACCACATTGCCATTCCACCTTTGTTCATCATTTTTGGCTGACCCATAGGGGATTCAGCTTTTGCTGTCCAAACTTTATTAACTGCAATTAATGTATTAGTATATGGTGATGATTCTTTACGAGACATTACAATACTCTGATTAACTGTATTACCAAACTGTGTTGACATTGCTCCTGCATTCCATTCATTGTTGTTTTTCAGTTTTTCAACTGACATTGCACAAGGAATAGAACCAATAGAATCCCAGAAAAATGTTAGATCATAAGGTAAATTACCTTTTTTCTGTTCATTCTGTAAATCCATTATAAATGCTGCTACGTCTTCAATAGTATGTAAAGTTTCTCTATCGACATAAATAAAGTTTCCTTCATAATCAATAACATTACCTTCATCATCCTTAATAAGTTTAACTTTTAAACCCATTTGAGCTGCATGTTCCCAATTCCACTTCATCTCAGTAATAATAAATACAGGAAGTTGTCCCATATTTTGTGCTGAAACTGCTGCTTCTAATAGTGCTGTAGTTTTACCTGTGTCAGAATGTCCTCTAAGTAATGAAATATGTCCCATTGGTATACCAGGTACTCCTGCTATTGCTTGAAAAGCAGGTGATAATGGTATCCACTGTTGTTCCTTAAATTTAACGTTTTTATCTAAACCTTTAGATGATTTAAACTTATTAAGGTCAAATTTACTCTTAATCTCGGCAGACACTGCTGCCGAGAGAGACTTTGATGCTTTTTTTGCCATACTTAGAAAGGTAAATCATCAGTTTTACCATCTTTATCATCAAATAATGAGTCAAATTGGTCGGTTTTTGATTTCTTTACGTTCGAAGTATCTATACTAAAATTAGATTTAGGTGATTCAGCAGGTGCAGGACCTGTTGGTTCTGAAACATCACCTTCTCCTTCTTCTGGAGCTAACCATTTTTCTAACGCTGATTTCATTTCATCAAATGTGAATTTTTTAAATTCAGCTTTAGGTTCAGGTTGAGTATTTGACCAAGTTTCTACTTGAGCAGCATCATCACTAAGTTGTGTTTGTTTTAATCTAACTCTAACTGATGATTTATTATACTGTGTACCTGTAGCTTCTGGTCCTACTGTTTCAATTGTAAGATCTCTACCTGAAACAATATCAGTATAATCTCCAATTTCTTCATCTACCGCTAATGAAAGTAATTCTTCATAAATTAACTTTCCAAATTGCCATAATCTAACACCTTTATCTTCTTCACCTCTAACTATTACAGGTGCAAAGATTCTAGTTTTAGCATCTAACTTTTTAGCTAATAAATAATTTTCCTTACTATATTCTTCTCTAAGTTTTTTAGCGAATAAAGCAATTGGGTCTTTTTCACCCCAAGTTTCAGGTGATAGCATCACCTTATTTGTAATACCATAATAGAATTTTAATTCTGTAAATGGGTTATCAGCATTATACGCAGATGGTACAATTCTGATTTGTTGTTTTCCTACAGTTGGTCTCCAAAATGTTAAAGAATAATCCCTCTTTTGTCCTCCTGTGGGTGATTTTTGTTGGAGTGTATCCAACTTCTGTTTAAGTTTACTTAAATCCATAATATAACTATTTTTATAACTGTTAATGTAACCACAATATACGACCTATAATTTGGGAATCCAAACTATAGTTCAATTATTTTGTGTATTTTTGTATTCAATTGATTGAGTTCATTGTGCTGGGTAAGTAAGACACAATTTCTGTAGTGTTGCCAATCTACTTGGTATTTAGTATCTACTACACCTCCATTTAGCTTTTTAATAAGCTCATTAAGGGCATTAATAGTATACAAAGTATTGGACTCTTTTTTCCTATGTACTAAGATTGTATTATCTGGTATGTCGTGTACATTTCCTTGATCTACATTGTAAGTAACAACGTATTCATCTTTTCCTACAATTTCTAAAACAAACATTTTGTTGTAGATAATAGTATATTTAGAAGTTAACTTGTCTATAAGACCATCTAAATTTTCTAAGTTAGTAAATGTACAGAATAATTTATTATTCAAATCTCCTATATTATAGATATCTTTAACGACATCGTAATTCGCATTATACGTATTTGGCTCTTTATCTAAAATCGTAATCATAACCTTGTTTTGTTTTAATATTTAATTTATACGTAGAAAATACCATTTTGATATCGTCCATAACCTGCTCCTCTTCTTTATCCCAATCAAATAAGAATGAATCGTATGTATATAATACTAATTTAGTTTTCTTATTCTTTAATATTTTTATTATGTCCCACAATATACGAACGTTCATTGACGTCTCCAAATTTTGTAACAAATAATTGAATAGTTTTTGCGGATTCATGTCCTCAAGTACATCCCTTTTGTATACAAAGTTTGATATCGGGCACGTTATCTTACCTTTTTGTTTAAATTCATACCAGAGATCTTTTACGTATATATCAATTTTCTTAAAAAATTCGATATGCCTATATTGATCAAATACTCCTCCATATAGTTGTTTAAATGTTAATTCTTTTGATTTAGCATAGCTTACTCCATAGAGTTGTTGTAAATGACTATGAATATCAACAGTGGGGAAAGTATAATCAACGAGGCGACAAGACAAGCTAGGGTGAAAACTGCTAATGTCAATTTCGTAAAGATAATCATTACTCGGAATAAAAGACTTTCTACATCCGTTGTCTTTGTTAAGTGCGGCATAATTTACATTTTTAAATTTATTAGATGGTCTAGTAGTTGTTGTTTTTAAGTTGAACTGAGTGTAGACGCGTTTATCATTAGTGGGATAGAAATGTTCTTTGAAGGTTTCATTGTGTATTTGTATTCCACTTCTCTCGATGTAGTTGAACACCAAGGATACTCTATTGTTAAAGAATTCATTATATTTTGTTTTTTCTTGATTAATATTTGTTTTTAAGTCATTAAAAATTTGTTCGCACAATTCATAATGTTTGACAACTGGTATAATTAGGTTAACATCTGGTTCATCGCCATATTTCCTATACATTATTTCGTGTACCTTAGTTGTTGGTCGTATATACGTAGTAGGTGGTATATTTATGTCATAAAGAGCTTTGTTTGGAAAATAATGTAACATTTCCTTTTTATCGCGACAATACAATACATCAAACTTGGATATTAATGCGTCAATACGCGTATTTAATACATTTAAACATTCACTATGCATAATGCATATAATAAACCCTTTACTCGCGTTAATTGGGCGAATGTATATTAATGAAATTTTATTAAGAGTTGGATGAGTGTTATTATTATACGGAATAACCTCTATAAAAGCCTCTTTATAACCACTATTTATTAAAACATTTAACTGCTCCTCGTCTTCTACAAGCCAGTACATATAACCTTATTTTAAACCCAATATACGAAATTACTTAGTAACCTCCACTATATCCTCCACTTCCTTCTACACTTCCTGTTGGAGCAGTAGATGTAGCTCGGAATTCTTCTATAGGAATTAAATAATCATGTGGAGATTTTACATGCTTAGCCCCAACCATTGGTCCTTTGCTTGGGTGAATATGATATAATCCAACATAATTTTCTCCTGTTCTTTTATTTTTAAATTCAGTACCATCTGTTATTAGATTCTCTACTATATTGCTTCTATAATATTGATTAAATTTTCCTTTAAAATAGGAAACAAAACCAAAAGCACTATTTTGAAACTCTTGTAAAGTAGCTAAATTAAAATTAATATCACCCACATCTTTTGAAGATTTACCTGTTAGCATCCAAGATATTAATAAAGGTTGATAAGATTTCCATTGTACTGATTCATCTCTATTACTAAAAAGATTATATTGTTTTTGGTCTACTTCTATAATATAATTTTCATTTGGTTTTCTTAAAAAATACCTCATAAATTCCCCTATTTTATAATCATTTATTGTAGGTTGAGGAATACTTGGAACAGGACCTACAGGACTTTCTCTATTTATATCATATCCTTTAGAATAATAATATGCATCATCTATAATATAATAAGATTCTGGTTTAGTTTCTGCTGCTATTTCAGATTGTGTTTGTGTTGATGTTCCAGGAGATAATACTTCTAATAAATAATTTTGTCCTGCTTGATAATTTTTTCCAGTATAAAACCTATTATCTGATGTTTTAAAATAGAAACCATTATATGGTTCTTTTGTATCTGCTAATACGAATTCACCTATTTCAGTTTTTAAATTTTCTATTATTTGAGTTTTTGGAAAATACATATTTTTAACTTAATTGGGATATTACATCTCCTTTTGCTTCTTGCTCAGCAGCATTAATTGCATCTCTTGTTCTTTGGCTTTGTCTACTATTAACTACAGGGATAGTTATAGTTCCTGTTCCCGCTGCTATTTTACCTTGTCCATCATTATAATTAATAAAAACTGTTACTGTTTGTCCAGGTCGAGGGTTTTGAGGGTCTTTAGTTACTGTAGCAAACTGTTGTTGATAATTAAATGAAGAAGTTGTTGAAGATTCTGTTAATTTTGTTCCTTTAGTTTCCCATGATGCTACATTCTTACCTGCATTATCTGCTTGTGCATTTTTATATGCTGTGTCTATATTAAATCGTGTATAAAAGTGAATTGAATCTACATAATTGGCAAAATCTCCACCCCATTCAAATCCTACAGATTTTGCTAAATCAACAATACCAGATGTTCGCCATATGTCTCTTTCTGCTTTTTTAAACATTCTACCATTAGGATCTTGAATATTCATATCTATAGCACCATAATAATTATGTTTAGACCTACCTGGGGCTGCATTTGCTCCTTGACTTTGTAATTGTGCTGATTTAGCAAATGTTCTTCCAATTGCATTTACATAAGCAGTATAACCAGGATATTTTTCATTTAAAGCATTAAATAATTTTCTATATTCAGATTGAAGGTTATCATTTACTTGTGATACTATATAATCAATAGAAACATTTCCACCACTTCCTCCTCTTCTATTATCTACAATTTTAAATGCTTGATCTGAAGGGATAGCCCCTGTAACTTCATATTTTTGAAATGTCCCTTCATTAATGTAATCCTTTTTTATAGCTTCACCTAAAGGAAATGTTTCAACAGGAGATGTAGCTAAAGTATTAAGTTGTGTTTCCCAGGTATTATCAGATATTTTATGGTTTACTTTTGTTATTACAAATTTAAGGGCTTTATCATATTGTTTTGGTAAAAAATCTTGTCTAATCGGTAAGCTATTATAAATAAGCATACCAGCCATTCCATCTAAAGTTAAAGATAAATCTACAGGAATAAAACCAATTTTACCTGAAGGTTTTGAGTATAATCTCATTAATCTATTTGTTTCAGTTTTCATATAAGCTTTAAATGCTGCTTTACCTTGGCTTATAAATTCATCTTCTATTTTTGTATACAAAGCTTGAAGCTTTGAATATCTTTTAATAGAACTATTAGTAGCTTTTAATTTTCTTTCTAATGCAACTACTCCCCCAAATGCTCTAACTAAATATAATTCATAATTAGAACTATATAAAGCCTCAAAATCATCTTGTGAAAATTTTGCATTTGCTTCTGCTTCAGCAGCTGCTTTTTGTAGGTTTTTTCCTTTTTCAAACCATTCTTCTTTTTCTAAATTCCTATATGTTTCACCTAAATAGTTTACATCTTTAGCTTTTCCATCTTCTACTAATTCTGCTGCTGCTGCTGCGGTTGCATATGCAAGTCTTTTTGTAACATTTGCTTCATAAGCTTCACTTACTTCTCTTGATACATAACTAGCAGCTTTTTTTACTGTTTTCCATGGGGATGATATAGCTCCCCAAGCTGCTGATCCCCAACTTTGACCCTTATTTCTAAATTTTGGAGGGGTAAATGTGTTTTCAGCATCAAATTCTAATGCTGCTGCAGCAGCTACTGCTGCTACATTTAATGCTTCTCGTGCATCACTAATATCTTCAGAATTTTCCCAAGCTTCCTGTAATTTTTCAAAATCTGTTTTATCATTTGATCCCCTTGCATCTGTTATTTGGGCTGCAAATCTATCTATTAATCCTTGATTCCATTTAGAAAATGCAGTTCCATCTTCATTATTAGTTTTACTAGTTCCTCCTGTAGCTCCAATTGATATTTGAGTAGCATACTTAGGTGTAATTTTAGAATTAAATTTAATGTCAGTTACAAAATTAGATGTGTTGTTATTTACATCATACCCAAATACTTCTAATGGTATAGAATTATCATATGGAATTAATCCTGGAATTGGATTTTGGTCTATAATAGTAACTATGTAATCATCCTTTAAAACTGGTTCTAAATTACAAACATTTCCTAAAGCACTATTAATATCACTACATAATGTTTCTAAAAACTTAAATAATTGTACTTTACCTTCACCATCTTTTTTACTTAATAATTTAGCTATATGTTCATAATTTACATAAATATTCATTATTCTCCCAAATAATATATCTCCATTTTGTGTTATACATTCTTTTAAAGGTTCTAAATATTGAGGTGTATTTATAGTAGTTTCTGAATCTGATGTTGCAAAAAACATAGGTTTTATTAAACAAACTTTAGGATCTAAAGATATCACATTTGGAAAAACACTAAAACAGTTATAATCTGCAGAATCAAATTCTAAACATTTTCTACTTTTTCCTGATTGTGAATTAATAGTCTGTATTGAATTTTGTTGTATGTAGGTCATTAATTGACCTAAAGTCATAAAATAATTATATTTTGATTTATCAACTTTTTTATAGTTATTATATCCACTTCCTCCTAATGCAGCTCTTGCTCCTTCTAATGAATAAAAATTTCTTTGTTCATCTGTTTCATTTAAATTAAAATTTTTATCTCTAACATCAGCATATAATT